CTATTAGACTTCTCTTAAAGAACCCCTGACTGTCAGTCGTAAAACAAGCACCAAATTCCATCTGATAAATACCGGAATGAACAGTCGCTCTAGATCTGGCTACCTGAGCAGCATCAAGAAATCCTTCGGGGAGAAGCTCGAAGGGAATTCTAATTACGCTATATTGTTTCCAATCAAATCCGCTTGGTATATCATCTGAACCAAATATCTCTGCTATCTTTTTATGTTCGCCGCCACTGGAGATGATAGATTTCCATCTTTTCCAATATTCAGCAAAATGGTTAAAGTCATAGTACGCGGTTCCTGACAACACGATTTGGTTTGCTGTAACTTCCGATATTTCACCCCCCTCAAAAGGCTTCCCCAGTTCCTCGGCCTTCTTTTTTGCAGCAGTCATCTTGACATTCTCTACAGGAGTAGCGGTCACAGCCGCAAATCCGGCAACAACGTTCTCAAATATCTCTCTAGGGACAGACGCGAATTCATCGGTGATAATGTCGTTTGCCCTCTGGCCTCGAATCTTAGTGCCGTCACCCAAGGGAAGACAGGTGACGGTACTGTTGTTTATGGTCATCCTGCACATATCCACGTCACGTCTTGGTCCACTGTTTCCGGCAACCATGTCTCTTAAAATGGGAGCGCCTTCCCATATTGTATTCATATATTCGAACAGTACCTTCGACTGTCTGAACGCGGCGCCCACGATGATTATTTTTCGTCTAGGTAGAAAAAAAGCGCGGAGCATGGCGTATAAAGATAAAATAAATGATTTGCCAAGTCCGCGCGACCCGATAAGCATCGGGAATTTTCTGTACCACATTTCTTTTAATATCAACGCTTGCACAGGAAGTAGCTCTATATTAAAAACTTGCTTGCAAACGAAGCTAAAATATTCCGGCCTCATCATCAACCAAGCAAGCCGTATATGAAACTCTTCCGGGTCATCGTTCGATATAAAGTGTACGGGATTAAACAGGCTTTTTTCGTCCACATCAATATTAAGCCAAGCGTCATTTAATGCCGATTGAATCTTATCGTTCATTTAAACCTCTAGTATCTTCTCAAATATTTCAATAGCCTTCTCCTCGGCAGAATGACGGTTTTCACAGAAGATGATTTCGACACCATATTTTTCTTCATAGTCATGCAGTTTTTTACGCATGAATTTCCCATTCATTCTTAAGTATCTCCATCGACGTTTAGGAATGCTGGACCCGCGTGGAAATCGCATCAGCCGACTCTCGGAAAATTCACATATGATGTACGGGTACTGGAAGGACATCATCCGTTCCAGTTCTGCTTCGAATTGTACCCGCTTTTTGCCAAGGTTGAGAGCCAGTTCAGCAGTCGTAGCCTTTCTTTCTATTATCAGAAAGTCTTCCCTGCCTTCTATCGTATAGTCCCCGGTCTTTAGCCCTTTCGAGAGTGTGCCTATACAGCTATCGTAGATGTCGAAGTTCCATCCGTTCTTCTCTCGCGTATCCTGTATGACCACAAATCTAGACATCCGTTTTTACCAACTCTATCTTTGATATTTTATAGTTATCCCTTATAAGCGAAGCTGCTTTCAGATAAGTGGACAGCTTTTCTTTCTTGGTTCCTCTTTTACTCCTAGCCCTGCGATCCGACCTTATTAATTCATATAGAACATCAGACACGACGCCACAAACTTCGTCTGGATCTTTTGCACTAAGTTTTATGGTGATCTTATTCTTTACGTATTGGGGTAGGCCCAGTTCTTTTAACTGATCCTTCACCTTGCTTATGTCTATGTACACTCGGTACTGGTTCATCTAAACTAGCCCGTTTTTTCTGCTCCGCACACTCTGGACAGCACCACATGGGTTCTGTATGAGGTTTGGAGTAATGTAGAATCCTTATCTCAGTATCCATAATAGTATACAGCCTAGAGCTATCAGACTTCATCAAAAAGTATACATCTTCTAGATCTTTTTCGTAATCTTTTCTCGCCTGCTTAATTGCCACATTTAAACTACCAACTTCTTCACGCAAAAACGCATATTGAATTGTACCAGCAACAACACCTAAAAGAACAACAATCATTATCCACTTTGAATCCTTCATCTTTACTCCTAATTTTGTAATTCACTTACGTCGTAGTTTACCATACGAGAAACTAATTCCCCAAATGACACCTTGGGCTTCCATCCCAACATAACATCCGCCTTTGAAGCATTACCTTTAAGATAAGGAACTTCTGACGGCCTCATAAACCTCGGATCTTGAACAACAAAATCTGTGTAATCCTGAACACCAATCTGATCAAACGCCGCTACTAAAAAGTCCCTAACCGAATGTGTTTCCCCAGTAGCAATTACATAATCAGAAGGCTCGTCTTGTTGTAGGATAAGCCACATGGCTCTCACATAATCCTCCGCATGTCCCCAGTCCCTCTTGGCATCCAGATTTCCCAAATGTAATTTTGGAGCAGACTCAACGTCTCCCCCGGATAAAAAGTGTTGATTTAATCTGGCAATATACTTGGTAATCTTCTTGGTAACAAATCTTCCGCCTCTTCTCTCGCTCTCGTGATTGAATAAAATTCCACAGCTTGCGTGCAATCCATAAGACTGTCTGTACAGTCTGGTCGCATGATGAGCGGCAAGCTTAGCTATCGCATAGGGTGATTGTGGATTAAACAATGTGTTCTCATCCTGAAACTTATCATCATCCCGCTCAGTTATTGCATCTCCAAACATCTCACTTGAAGAAGCCTGATAAAATCTCGTGTGAGGACTGTGCTCCCTTAGCACCTCAAGAATGTTCAAACATCCAGTACAGGTAACGTCGATTGACAGTATCGGCTGATTAAAAGATGTTCCCACATGACTCATAGCCGCCAAGTTATAAATCTCGTCAGGATTGGTTTGCTCAATGATTCTTAGCACGCTGCTATAATCTGTAATATCGCCCTCAACCAAGCCTAAACTAGGATCATCCATGATGTGAGATATCCTACTGGTATTTCCAGTGCTAACTCTTCGAGTAACACCGACCACCTTGTACCCCTCATCCAGTAGCAACTCAGCAAGATAAGATCCATCTTGTCCAGTAATCCCGAATAATAAAGCCTTCTTCATATATCCTCTCACTTTTCCGGTAACTTTGAAGGTGGTAGCTCATGGAATATTATACCACTGAAACCACTTAAACTGCCGCCACCATTATTCCCATTTTGTCCCTTTTTACCGCCCTCGCCATCTCCGTCTCCTTCACCCTTACCCTCGCCCTTCTTACCGCCAACCTTACCCCCAGCCTTAATCTTTTCCATAGCCCCCTCAGACTGTTCGTGGAGTTCTCTGGAGTACGGGACTTGATACACCCTCGGTTCGTCTCTATCATTGGAAGAGAACTGAAGCCACCAGCCATCCTTCTCTTGAGGCTCGATATCCCTCGCCCAGATGTAGACCGCCCCTTTCTCCCCCGTCTTTTTATTAGGCTCCTTGATAACTATCCAGTGAACCTCAAACTTTTCCGGCAACTCTTGACCAGAAGGCCAACCGGCTAGGTTTTCGAGAGACAACCCGATAGACAAACAAAAATAGAGAGCAAGACTTATAGTCGCCGCCTTAATTCCCCATTGTCCTTTTGACCCAATTATGAACCAGAGTATTAACGCACTAATGACTAGGAAGGCAATGGTTATCATCATAGTGGTCCCACTTTCGATTTTACGAGTGTCTTCTTGAGTTCATTAACTTTTGTTACGACGCCTTCTGAATCAACTACGAAGCGGAAGGCCGTATCTTCTTGGCCGTTGGTTGTCAGTATAACATTTTTAGCCATAATGATCATATAGGGATTTAGCTTCTCAAGAACAATCATTACTTCTGTTGGGGCCTTTTCGCGTTTCATATACATGTGTACATTAACGACATACTCGCCGGGAACGAATCCGCGTAGTGTAACTATCTCGCGGTTCTCTTTATATTCTATGGGGCCGTTGGGGGTATTAATGGTATCGTTGCGATGTCCAAGGTCATCACGGTCAAGGTGCATTAATCCTTCTTCTCGGCGCATGAAGGCGACTAAGTTTCCAACCGGGTCTTCAACGTAAGTATCAACGTCGTCATCAAGGTCTTTATTCCATGTGACGGTTATCATGAAGTCGGCTTTAGCCTTTATGTTGTTTTCTTTCTTTGAGGGGTTTATCAGGATGAAAGAAAGTACAAACAGGGCGGCGAAACACAGGAGCGTGTTAAACAGTAGGTCTAAGAACGCCATATTTGTATGATAATTTCTTTTCATG